ATCAGAACAACCTTTATGGCCGGAGTTTTGGAAAAAGGACGAGTTATTAAGTGTAAAAGCATCTTTGCCTATATCTAAGTGGAACGCACAATGGATGCAAAATCCTACAGCGGAGGAAGGATCTATAGTAAAAAGAGAATGGTGGAACCGCTGGGAAGATGAAGATATACCTCCTTATTCTTACGTTATACAGAGCTACGATACGGCTTTTTCAAGAAAAGAAACCGCCGATTATTCAGCTATAACAACTTGGGCGATATTCAACAGGGGCGATGAAAATGCTGATGAAATCATGCTATTAGATGCTAAAAGGGTACGTTGTGACTTTCCTGAGCTAAAAAAAATGGCAATGGAAGAGTACCGATATTGGGAACCTGACTGTGTGTTGATTGAGGCAAAAGCATCGGGTACACCGCTCACTCACGAGTTGCGAAGGATGGGAATACCAGTAACAGCTTACTCTCCAAGCAGAGGCCAAGACAAAATTGCTAGAATGAACAGTGTGGCTCCTATATTTGAATCTGGTATGGTTTGGGCACCAGAACACGACTTTGCAGATGAAGTCATAGAAGAAATGGCATCATTTCCGTTTGGTGATTATGACGACTTTTGCGATAGTGCTACAATGGCTTTGATGCGTTTTAGACAAGGTGGTTTTATATCTTTGAGAGAAGACTACGAAGAAGAGGTGAAATTATTAAAAGCGAACAGGACGATATACTATTGAAGATATTTGTTACTAAGTTTACTTTCGATGGTAGAGAATATTGTGGACCAGATATCCACGCGGAAAACATGGACGATGCTGAGTTAATAGCAGAGGCCCACGGACTTGAGGTAGAAGGTGAGCTCACAGATCTTGTGGATTTAGATTACGAAACAAGGCCAAGGGTGCTACACTAAAATATTATGGCTATAGACAAACCACTAGGCACAGAAGACGATCCAAATATAAAGGTGACTGGATCTTCGGTAGAAATACAACCAGATACCACCAGAGAAGATCAAATTAGAGAGGCGGCAGAAATATTAATTACTAGCCAAGACGTATTAATTGACGAAGAAATACAACAAGAAACACCTCAACTAAATTTTAACATGAACTTGGCAGAGGTTTTGCCAGAAGATATTTTACAAAACATATCCAACGACTTATTGAGCTCAATCAAAAGCGACAAACAATCTAGGAGCGAATGGGAAAAAACATACACAGATGGGTTGAAATACTTGGGCATGAAGTTTGACGACTCAAGATCACAACCTTTTGAGGGTAGCTCTGGAGTGATACATCCTATATTGGCAGAAGCCGTTACTCAATTCCAAGCACAGGCTTACAAAGAAATGCTACCAGCTAAGGGGCCTGTAAAAACAGAAATTATAGGAGCTAGGACAGTTCAAACAGAAGACCAAGCTGAAAGAGTACAAGAATTTATGAATTATTACATTATGAATGTAATGGAAGAGTACGATCCGGAGCTGGATCAAATGCTGTTTTACTTACCTCTAGCTGGTTCTGCTTTTAAGAAAGTATATTTTGATTTCGTTCTAAATAGGGCGATGTCGAAGTTTATACCTCCAGAAGACCTAATAGTGCCCTACGAGGCAGCTGATATTAGTAGCGCTGAAAGAATTACGCATGCGATAAATATGTCGTCTAATGAAATAAAAAAACAACAATTAACTGGTTTCTACGCAAACGTAGATATTGGAAGTGACGGGTATCAAGATGATCTTTCTGACGTGCAAGAGGCTATTGACGATATACAAGGCATATCTCCGACCTATAAAGAAAATAGGAACAGAACAGTTTATGAGGTACACACAGTCCTCGATATAGAGGGTTATGAGGATCTAGATGCAACAGGCAATCCTACAGGTTTAAAATTACCATATATTGTAACTATAGAGGAAAACTCTGGCGTAATACTAAGCATTAGACGTAATTATTTAGAGAACGACATGTTGAAAAATAAAATCAATTACTTCGTTCAATATAAGTTTATGCCAGGATTAGGTTTTTATGGTTTAGGCTTGTCGCACATGATCGGTGGCCTAAGCAAAGCCTCTACATCTATACTTCGACAACTTATAGATGCTGGGACTTTAGCAAACCTACCAGCTGGTTTTAAAGCACGAGGTATGCGAATAAGAGACGAGGACGATCCTTTACAGCCTGGAGAGTTCAGAGATATTGATACCACAGGTGGCTCGCTTAGAGAGAACTTAATACCTCTACCTATAAAAGAACCAAGTAGCGTACTAATGCAGTTATTAGGTTTACTGGTTGACTCAGGCAAAAGGTTTGCGGCGATAGCCGACATGAACATAGGCGACGTAAATCAAGCCATGCCAGTTGGAACTACAGTAGCATTGTTAGAGCGCGGCACAAAAGTTATGAGCGCTATCCATAAAAGATTACACTATTCTCAAAAGTTGGAGTTTAATTTATTAGCTAAGGTTTTTGGAGAATCTTTACCTCCCGTATATAACTACCAAGTAGGTTCTGGTAGCAACCAAATAAAGCTACAAGACTTCGACGATAGGGTAGATATCATACCCGTGTCAGATCCAAATATATTCTCACAAAGCCAAAGAGTTACACTGGCGCAAGAACTACTACAAATGGTCCAATCTAACCCCCAAGTACACGGACCAATGGGAATGTATGAAGCCTATAGGCGTATGTACGCGGCTTTAGGTGTTGACAACGTGGACTCGTTATTGATGCCGCCTCCCGACCTCACGCCACAACCAGTAGATGCTGGTTTAGAAAATGCAAATCTTTTGTTGGGCCAACCAGCACAAGCATTTCCAGAACAAAACCATCAAGCTCACATAGAAACTCATAGGAGCCTTTTCTTTACTAGTTTGGTAAAAGACAGTCCACAGGTACAGGCTTTAATAATTAGTCATTGTATGCAGCATTTACAGTTTTTAGCGGCTCAAATAGCTCAAGAGCAAATGCCAGAGGAGGTCAAACTAAGAATAGCTGAAATACAAGCGCAGATGCAACAAGTGACACCAGAAGAGGCACAAGTTATAGCTCAACAAATACAAATGATTAATGAACAATATAGCTCCGCAATCATGGCTCAGTTAGCTAATGAGTTTTTACAGTCTATTGGCATGAGTGGTGGCGAAGATCCTTTAGTCGATATAAGAAAACGTGAATTAGATTTAAGAGATAAACAGTTAGACCAAGAATCAGAACAGTTCAACAGCAAACAAAATCAAAGAGCACAAGAGAAAATGATGGATGCAGAATTGCAACTACAGCGTATGAATGTGCAAAAAGATATAGCTGATGATAAACTTGAGGTAGCAGTTGATAGACTCAAACAAAATACGGACTTTAAATTGCTAGAATTAGAAAACAAAATCAAGGGGATATTATGACAACTTCTTACAAATTAGAGGCTATAAAAGCTCTAAAAGCTGCAAAAAAACAAGCACGCGCTCAAGAAGAGGCAGAGGCGAAAGCACAAGCAGAGGCCGAAGAGATAAAGCACCAGGCTAATTTAGAAAGGATAGCAAAAAAATTAGCAAGAATTGAATCTGGTTTACCAGTTGAGGAGCCTGTAGAAAAGCCTAAGAAAAAAGCGGCTACAAAAAAAACAGCTACCAAAAAAGCAACTACAAAAAAAGCACCAGCAAAAAAAAGAGGAAGACCTAAAAAAAAATAAATGGATGATATAGAGGTCATTGACTTCATCAAGAAAAAAATTGATGCAAGAGAAAAGCAAATACAAGAAACTTTTATGTCAGGTGGTCTGAAAGACATGGAGCATTACAAATATTTGCAAGGCGAACTCAATGCTTTATACTTTGTTTTAGACGAGATTAGCAATATAGGAAAACAAATATAATGTCACAGGTAGTAGATAACAATGTAATGGCTAAAAAAGTAGCTGAGGCTTACGTTGATCCAGAAGATCGTATTTTAGATCCAGAAAAATTAGATGCCTCAATATTAGAGCGTATGCCACAGCCTACAGGTTGGCGTATGTTGGTTTTACCTTATGCGGGTAAAGCTAAAACAAAAGGTGGAATACATTTAGCAAAAGAAACAACAGATCGTGAGGCTTTAGCAACAGTCGTTGCCTATGTGGTAAAAATGGGACCACAATGTTACAACGACCAAGCTAGATTTGGAGATAAACCTTGGTGTGAAGAAAAACAATGGGTTTTAATAGGGCGCTACTCTGGCTCTAGGTTTAAACTTGAGGATAATGCAGAGGTACGAATCATCAATGATGATGAAGTTATAGCCACAATTCTCGATCCAGATGATATAGTTAGCTTATGACAACAGAAAAAGACGTAGATATAGCTCAACCAGAGGTTGAAGATATAGAGGTAGAAATTACTGATGCCCCAGAACAGGAGGCCAGTAATGACGACGAGTTAGAAAATTATACAAAAAGTGTTTCCAAGCGTATTAACAAACTAAACGCTAGAAATAGAGAGACAGAGCAAAGAGCGGCACAACTCGAAGCGGCTTTACGCCAAAAAGAGGCAGAGGTGCATGCTTACTATCAACACGCAGCTCAGACACAACAAAGTTTATTGGCAAAGCAAGCTGAAACAGTAGAGGTAAAAGAAAGAGAGGCTAATGAATTATACAAAAAAGCTCATGCCTCCGGTGATGCTGAACTACTCTCGAAAGCAGACACATTGAAAGGTGAAGTTGCCTTGGAAAAAGAGAGAGTAAGAATAGCTCAACAAAGACAAGAGCAACCAGCTCCACAGCAACAATATCAGCAACCTATAGAGCAATATCAACAATTCGAAGAGCAAGCTCCACCTTCGGAAAAAGCTCTGGAGTGGAAAGAGAACAACCCTTGGTTCGGTACCCAAAACGTAGAGGCTACAGTATGGGCACAACATGTTCATAACACTTTAGCTGGCGAGGGTTATGATTTAGAATCAGATGAATATTACAATGAATTAAGTAATAGAATTTATAAAGTTTATCCGGATTTAAAATCCGATAATGCCGTACAAAGTGAGGACAGGCCCGCTGTGCAAAGAGTCGCCTCAGCTTCCGTTGGGAGTCGGCAAAAAACACAAGGCAAAGAGAACGGCGTACGTTTTACAAAATCCGAAGTCGAAACTCTACAAGGATTAAAACCACACGGCATGTCCGATGAAGCGTGGTTGAAATCTGTTGCTAAAGAAAAACAACGAATAGCGAACAGGGAGGCAAAATGACAGAAGAAATTAACGTACATTCCAGAAAATCCCGTGAGTCCGAGTCTCACGATAAAAATTCTCGAAGACAACCATGGAGGCCAGTAAGAAAACTAGAAACACCTGTACCCCCAGCTGGATATGAATATCGATGGATAAGAGAATCTATGCTAGGAGTAGAGGATAAGGCAAATGTGGCTAGGAGAATTAGAGAAGGTTGGGAGCTCGTAAGAGGTTCAGATTTACCTGATGAATACTCTTATCCTATTGCTGAATCTGGTAGGCATGCTGGCTTAGTTTATAGCGAAGGACTACTATTAGCGAAAATACCTACGGAAACTCGTGAGGAGCGTAATGAATACTATGAAGATCAGACCGCTCGTAAAAAAGAGGCGTTAGACAATAATATGTTTAATGAAACTAGAAAGGACGGGCGTTACGTTAGGTATGACTCTGATAGGAAGTCTAATGTTACTTTTGGGAAAAAGTAACTACGATAAATAGGAGTAAATCTTATGGCAAATAAAGATGCCGCTTTTGGTTTAAAACCTGTTCGTCAAATGGGCGGAGCA